GTTTGTATCATTACTTACAGAATTCCAAGAACTCCAAGATTCATTACTACTTTCACTAACTAATCCACCACCACCAGTCCATGTGGTTTCCCAAGCACCCCATATCACTGGACTATATCCAGTATCAGGATCAAATCCACCAGCTTCTACTTGCTCACTAGTTTCAGAATAAGTAGTAAGATCTTCTTTCTTAGCTTCTATTGTAACTTGATCTAACCATACATCTGATGATGGTGTTAAATTACATATTCCACCATAATAGTTTATGAGGAAAGGAGTTACACTTTCAGTTCTAGTAGCAAAAGGTTGTTTTACAAATCCAACTGTATCATAATCTAGAGATAATACTCTACCAGTTTTTCTAATTCCATTACTACTATTTAAATCTAATTTAAGATCTAATTCAGTAGTATAAGGAGTAGGTCTTAATACACCATTCTGATAATCAATACTATTCTTAACTACAGTCTTTTTGATTTGATTCTCAGTATCAGAAAAATCATCTACAAAGAATCCTGATTTAAATCTGTTTAATCCATCAGCATCAGTCACTTGCATATTCAAAGTATCTCTTTCTAATAATGAAAGAGAAGTATAAAATTCTAAACTCTCTATTCTTTGCTCAAGTCTATTGATATCTCTCATCTGATATCTCTTATACTCAGCTAGATTGATACTTACATCTGATACATTATATAAGTAAGCTGGTAAAGAAATAGATGCCACTTCTAAAGCACCATCAATAGCATTTGGCCATTCAGGAACTTCTGCTGGTATTCCATTTACTAATTGAAATTCTCCCTTTTCATTTAAATAAATTTTATCCAGTCTAGGAAGATAGAATGAATAATCCAATAGCACAGACTCATCTGATGCTAATATATTCTTAGCAGAATTACCTGAAGCAGTGAATGATCTTCCTAAAAATTCAAAAGGTGAATATGAAGTACCTGAAAACTCAGATACTCTAGGTCTTATATCAAGTATATCAGTAACTCTAGAATTATTAATTGAAGGTAATTTACTGTAATTAAAATTATCATAAGAATTAGCAGTTGTAATATCTCCAGTATCAGATCCACTAAAGTAGGCAGATTCAAATACTACTAGCAATCTTCTAGATGGTGCATTAAAGCCAGGTTTTCTTACTATTCTAGAATAGTCATAGATAGTGCCTCTTTGTCCATCATCATAACTAAATTCATCAGTAACATTATTAGAACCTATAACTAGACTAGCAGTAGTAGCACTAATACCAGATTCTTTAAAAGTTATTTCTTCATTTTTCTGAAGTGTATAATCATTTAAAGGAATATAATTTATAGTGCTATCATCATACTTACTTACATAGATTCCTTTAAAATCACTAGTTGCTGCTTGGAAAGTATCACCAATCAATAAATCTCCTGTCTTACCAGTTGAACTATTGATAGAAGTTAATGATACTCTAGGTAGAATAGGAGCACTTGAATCATATGATTCATATACACCATAAACTAAAGTAGCATCAGGAATTCCTAAAGAAATTTCTTCATCTTGAACTCTAGTACCATAAACAGTAGAATATGTTAAACCATCATTTAATGTAGTTGCTCCAGCACCAGAAGATGAATTGTTAGAATTTACTATAGAAACTTGATTGATTTTTTGCTTTTGTTTTACCTTTTCTTTAACATTAACTTTTCTAAGAGTAGCAATTAACTTAGCAGCACTATTTGTTCCCAATCCATTAATAGTTACTTCAGTAGAACCTGTATTAAATTCAAACTTATCTGTAGATAATGATTCAGTAGTTCCATCAGTTCTGATTAATACATATCTCTCTTCATCATAAGGTAAGAATGTATCATTTGCATTTCCACTAGATACTGCTCCAGTAGAATTATTTGTAATATTTACATCATACTGCTTCCTAATAGTTATATGAGAATTAGTTAAATCTACACTAGAGATATTTCTCTTAGGTAAAGGAGTAAATAATGTATTATCAGTAGATGATTGGAATTGAGAAGTAAGTACTTTAAAATCTGCAGGATTAATAGCTGATGATGGCAATCCACCTTCACATATACCAGTGACAGTTGTAACTCCTGAAATAGTTAGAGATCTTTGAGATACAGTTTCAATTCTTGCATAAGAAGTTGTATTTAAACCAGAATTTGTATATTCAACAATATTTCCTACTGTAGCAATACCAATAAAGAATTTATTTGGATCTGTAAAAGTAACTGTGCTAATACCAGCAGAAGCTCCAGAAGTTGGAGGATCTGTAATCTTAACCTGACCTATTGATAGTAAATCTGATTGTTTTACATCTGCATTAAAAGTACTTGCAGTGCTTACAGTTCCATTGATAGATTTAATATCACTAGTAGTATATGCAGTAGTTGCTACAGAAATAACACCACTTTCTACACCATTAAAAATAAACTGTTCACCAGCAACAAAATTACCTTTAGTATTATATGCTGTTACATCTGTTGAACTACTTACACCATATCTCAAATATCCAGTAGCTCCACTAGATTTTCCTTTGATATGAGTAGGAACAGTTAATGTTGTTGGATTATTTAAAGCAATATTAGTATATGGTTGAATATCATATAAAGCAATATCCCATTCATTTAAATTTGTATTATTAACATCATAAGAACCAGATTCTAAAGCAAAATCATATACACGTGCCAATCCTATCTCTTTACCAGCAGCAGTTGTAGCTGCAGCACCAACTCTTTCATCCCTTAGACTTACAGTATAGTCTGTACCAATTCCTATGGAAGGAGAACCAGAAACTCTATTCAAAGTAAATGTGGGACCAGTAACATAATTAATACTTTGTCCTTCTAGGAGTTTAGTAGTTCTTGGTTTTTTAAAATCTAAAAACGCTGGAACTATGGTTTCTACTTCATATCCTCTAATATACGCTTTTCCTGGTGAAATCCTATAAGTTCCTAAATCAGGATCTGGTGTATTGTTATTATATGTTATTTGATCTGAAGTAAATACTCCATTATTACCTTCAAAATCATTTAAAGTATTTCTTGCAGTAATAGTAAAAGGTTTTACATAATAATTACCAGACTCATCAAATGTCCTTCTAGCAAATTCATTAGATAAATCATTATATTGTGGTTTATCAATCACAGAAGCAACTGAACCATTCCTAATCTCCATTATTTCTATGAAATTAGGAGCTTTATCCTCTAATAAGGGTACTGCTTCTAATCTCAATTCCATACGTAATCTATCAGCACCAGGAGCTGTGTAATTACTAAATCCAGCTGCATTATCATTTAATTTTGAATTAATATCTGAATTTATAATATCCTCATAAACTCTAAGTCCAACTCTAACACTTACATCATTAGTATATGGATTTATTATAAGTGTTTGTTGCTTAACATCTATAAAATATCCTCTAGCAAAATATATACCAGCAGATAAAACAGCAGCACATCCAAGATAATTACATGCACCAGAATGCAATTGAGCTAAAGGTTCTCCTACTTGAAAAGTTATACCATTTCTAGAAGTAAAAGATTCTCCATCTAAAAGTAAACTTTCTCCAGATAT